TACCAAACAATTTGAATTATATGACAATATTGCAGAGTTTATTGAAACATATGAAATTGCCAAAAAGACCAAAAAGGCCGGCAAAGATGCTGCAAAGAAACCAAAAGGGCTTGAAAAATTTATTGAGGAGTGATATAATGAAAATAGGATTTAATTGTAGTACATTGGACTTGTTTCATGCAGGCCATGTTACAATGTTGAAGATTGAGAAACAACATTGCGATCATTTGATTGTAGCAGTACAATCTGATCCAACTATTGATAGGCCAGATAGCAAAAACAAACCTGTACAATCTTTGTACGAAAGGTTTGTACAAATCTCTGCTTGTAAATATGTGGATGAAGTATTGGTATATGAAACAGAACAAGATTTGGAAAACATTTTTAAAACACAGACTATTCATATTCGATTTTTAGGTGATGAATACAAATCAAAACCATTTACTGCAAAACAATATTGTCTTGATAGTGGTATAGAGTTGTTCTTTCATGACAGACAACATCCATATAGTAGTTCTAAATTAAGACAAAGAGTTTATGAAGCTGAGGTTGAACGAATGAAAAAATTAAATAAGGAATATAATGAATGTCAAAAGTAGCAATAATAACTGACCAACATTTCGGCGCAAGGAATGATTCAACACTTTTTTTAGATTTCTATGAGAAGTTTTATAGAGAAACTTTCTTTCCGACCTTAATAAAGGAAAAGATTGATACTGTACTTATTCTCGGTGATACATTTGACCGTAGAAAGTACATCAATTTCTTTTCACTGAAACGTGCAAAGCAAATGTTCTTTGATCCTTTGTTTAACATGGGCATACAGGTGCATATGTTGGCTGGTAACCATGACACATACTTTAAAAATACCAACGATGTTAATTCGGTTGATTTACTTCTTGGTGAGTATGGTATCACGTTAAATGTTATTGACCATCCAGCCGAAATATATGTTGGGCCACATAAGATTTGTATGATGCCTTGGATTTGTGCAGAAAATTATGAAGATTCTTTACAGACATTAAAAGACACCGATGCAAAGTTTTGTATGGGTCATTTTGAAATTGCGGGATTTGCAATGTATCGTGGTATGCCATCTGAAGGAGGGTTAGACCGTGGAATTTTTAGGAAGTTTAGTCACACTTTTAGTGGTCATTACCATCACAAATCTTCTAGTGATGATATCTACTATTTGGGAAATCCGTATGAACTTACTTGGCAAGATTATAATGATTCTCGGGGTTTTCATTTGTTTGATTTGGATACTCACCAACTTGAATTCATAGAAAATCCAAACAAGATGTTTCATCGTATCATTTATGATGACAAAGAACAATCAATCAAAGAGATTGATGGCAAAGATTTAAAACCATATACGAATACCTATGTTAAAGTGGTTGTAATAAACAAAAATAATCCGTATTTGTTTGACAAATTCATGAATAATCTGTATAATGTAAACCCAGCAGACATTACAATTGCTGAAGATTTTACAGAATTAGAAGATGGTGATGAGGTGATTGATGAAGCAGAAGATACACTCACCATATTAAACAAGTATGTTGATGGCATTACGGAAGAAAGTATTGACAACGACCGGTTAAAAACATTATTGAAAGAACTCTACGTAGAGGCATTGAATACTGAACAAGCATGATAGTGTAAAAACTTATTTGTATAAATAAATTATTATACTTAATAAGGAATTAACATGAAAACTTGTAATAAATGCAAATTAGATAAAAATTTATCCGAATTTTATAAAGCCAAAACTAATAAAAATGGAAGCATATGTTATCAGAGTCATTGTAAAAGTTGTAACAACAATGATAGTTTAAACCGAATACGGAATATGTCTCCAGAAGAAAGAAAATTACATTATAAAAATAATAGAATTCGTTTGGGTAAAGAATATTTTAAAACATATAAATTGAAAAACAATTATGGTATTAGTTTACAGGAATATAATTCCATGTATGAGAAACAAAATGGAAAATGTTATATTTGTGATAGAGTGATTGAAGGACGTGATGTCAAAGTTGACCATAATCATAAAACTGGAAAAGTCAGAAAATTATTGTGTCACAATTGTAACACCTCATTAGGATTATTGAATGAAGATGAAAACTTATTTCGTAAATGTGAATTGTATTTGAAAGAACATAATGATATTATTTCAAAAAATTCGCTGGCGTAATTTTTTAAGTACCGGTGCTCACTTCACTGAGATTGATTTTACCAAGTCTAATAATACATTGATTATTGGCCACAATGGCGCAGGTAAGTCCACAATTTTGGATGCATTGTGTTTCGGATTATTTGGTAAACCTTTTCGTAAGATAAACAAACCACAGTTATTAAATTCCGTCAACGGCAAAGAAGCTGTTGTTGAGGTACAATTTAACATTGGCCAAAAGAAATACAAGGTCATACGTGGTATTAAACCAAATGTATTTGAAATTTATCTGAACGATGTATTGCTGAACCAAGATGCAGCTGCGAAAGACTATCAAGAGATACTAGAGAATAATATTCTCAAATTAAATTACAAGTCTTTTACGCAGGTTGTTATTCTTGGTTCAGCATCTTTTGTTCCGTTCATGCAATTATCGGCATCTGACCGTAGAGCAATCATTGAAGACCTATTGGACATACAAATCTTTTCTTCAATGAACAATGTTATTAAAGAGAAGAATTCTGCCATTAAGGAAGAATTGAATAAAGCCAAATATGCAATTTCTCTTACCGAAGAAAAGATAACTCTACAAAAACAAAATATCGAGGAACACAAAAAGAACCATGATGCGGATATCAAACGCAAATTCGAAGAAATTGAAAAGTCAAAGCAACAAATGTCAACATTGCAAAATGATATTGTTTTGATTAACAAACACATTACAGTATTACAAAATAAGGTTGGTGATAAGAAAGATAAACTGGATAAAAAATCTAAGAGTCTATTTCAAATCAAAGGTAAAGTACAAACTAATATTGACCGAAATCAAAAAGAGATTGACTTCTATGAAACCAACCACGACTGTCCAACATGTAAACAATCAATTACACCTGAGTGGAAAGATTCTCAGGTACAAGAAAAATCGGAGAAAATTACTACACAAAAAACTGGACTGGTTGAGATTGAACATGAGTTAAACAAAGTAACTACTGAAATAAAATCAATAACTGATATCATTTCACATATCAGTTCTCACAGCGGCGAAGTTATTAAACACACATCCACAATATCAGCAATAAGCAACTACATTTCTAAGTTGAATAATGAGATTGATGAATTGACCAAGAAGCAAACAAGTACAGGAGGTAGTGACCAAAAGCTAACCGAATTGAATGATGCCTTGGACGAATATAAAAAGGGTTATGAAAATAGTCTGAATGAAAAACATTACCATGAATTTGCAGGTACTTTATTGAAAGATGGCGGCATTAAGACACGTATCATTAAACAGTATTTACCAATAATGAATAAGTTGATTAACAAGTACCTGAAGGCAATGGACTTTTTTGTCAACTTCAACATCAATGAAAACTTTGAAGAAACAATTAAGAGTAGACACCGTGACGACTTCTCTTATGCCAATTTTTCGGAAGGTGAAAAGATGCGTATTGATTTGGCATTATTATTTACTTGGCGCCAGATTGCCAAACTAAAGAATAGTACCAATACAAATTTGTTGATACTTGATGAAGTGTTTGATTCCAGCCTAGACACTGTAGGCACTGAAGAATTTCTGAAGTTGATACATGAGATGGGTGCAGATACAAATGTATTTGTCATTTCACACAAGGGTGACCAACTGTTCGATAAGTTCCGTTCGGTTATTAAATTTGAAAAGAAAAATAATTTTTCAAGGATTGCAAAATGAGTACAGAAAATATTGTCTTATATGACACAGAAGAAGCGGCCAAAGTAAAACCTACCGCATCACCAGTCGAAACATTTGATTTGGTGCCGCCAGATCATTCAGCTCTTTACAAGGTCTTACCTGAGTTTGATTTTGAAAATGCACCAATCAACGCAAATAGTTTTGCATCCGCTTTGGTAGAAACCTGTAAAAAACATAATGGCATCGGACTTTCCGCTAATCAATGCGGATTTGAGTATCGTGTTTTTGTCATGGGTGCAGGTGAAGAATATGTAGCATACTTTAATCCAAAAGTACTTTCAACGAGAGGTGAAAAACATATGGAAGAAGGATGCCTTTCATTTCCTTTCCTAAATCTCAACATTACCAGACCTGAACAAGTTGAAATTGAGTACCAAGATTTCACAGGTGTGAAACATACCAAAACATTTACTGGTATATCTGCAAGATGTTTTCTACATGAGCTTGACCATATGACCGGGATAGTGTATACTAGCCGTGTAAAACCACTTGCATTGCAATTTGGCTTGAAAAGATTAGATAAAATTAGACGCAAGTATTTTAATCCTAAAAAAATGAATAAACTTATAAAGAAAAGTTGATGGCTACACCTATAGATTATGTTGATTCTCAGTGGGAGAAATGGCAGGTACTAAATGAACCTGAACGTTTTGAACATATTGATACTGAGCAGTTGAAAGAGATATTAATTAAAGACCTTACATACGCATCACAAATGGATGTGCGAGAATATACGTTATATCAAAAATGGTTGGAAGTACATGAGAAATATCCAACTAGAACCATAAGTACACTTTTTGAAGAAGAAGTTCAACTGGTGGATGTTACTCAAAAGAAGTTGGTTGAAAAAGTTAAAAAGAACTTTTGGATGCCAGAAGGTCCAGATGACTACGCAAACTTAAAGCCAAAATTAGTCTTGTCTAATGGACCTTTAGCTGAAACATGGAATACAGTTCGTACCTTTTCCTCAACAATGAAGAATAACTCCAATATTGGACGCAATCTTTATTACA